ACGAGGCGAGCGACTGGGCCACGGCGGTGGCCACGGCGAAAGCCCTGGATATCTTCTACCGGACCTACAACGCCTCGATCCTGGCCGTGTTCGAGCGGCTGTCCAAGCGGCTCGGCGTGACCGTGACCGACCGGCAGCAGTCCCGGATCGAGCTGCCCGACCCGGAGGCGGCCGACCTCGATGAGGACGCGGCCGACGCGGCGGTAGGCAGCTGGCAGACCCGGCTGAGCGCGGTGCCGGACTGATCATGCCGTGCTGGGGGATCGTGCTGCTGATGGCCAGCCTGCTGGCCGGCTTCGCCGTGGGCGTCATCTTCCGCCCGATCACCCGGCTGCGCGGGCGCTGATCATGCCGTGGCGGGGGATCGCGCTGATCGCGGCCGGCGCATTCGCGCTCGGGGCCGGGATCGGCTACGCCGCCGCGCTGCTCCAGGTGGGCAGCGGTATCGGCCGGGCCTTCTGATGGCGGATCTGGCGCACGCCCGCGAGAATGACACCGACCTGCACGGCGACACCGACGCCATGCACTGGGCGGAGCGGTTCGTGCACCACGTCCAGCAGAATCCGGGCATCGCGGCTGATGAGGGCGCGATGGCGTCATGGTTCGCCGGAGCCATCGAAACCGGGCGCGGATCCGGCGTGCAGCCGGGTGTCCGCGTCTCGTTCTATTTCGATGACGCGGACCCGGTGGCCCGGTGCGAGTGCGGCTGGCACGCGCACGGTGACGCGGCGGTGGACGCCTTCCGGGCGTGGTGGGCGCACCTCCGCGATAACCCCGCGCACGTCGCGGCGATGTGAGCCGCCAGGACGGCCCGGCCGCCACGCCGGGCACCTGCCGCGTCTGGCGGATCTTCCAGGCCCGGTGCCTGACGTGCGACTGGAACGGCGAGATGACCTCCGACCGGCGCGAGGCGACCGCCGACGCGCGGGCGCACCGCGCCACCATCGATCACCGCAAGCGGGACCGGGACCGGCGAGCCCGGTGAGCCGCCCGTGGCGCACGGACCCGGCGCTGCGCCGGGACCTGGCAGGCTTGCTGCTCGCGCTGCTCGTGCTCGCGCTCGGCGGGCTGGTGGTCTTCGCCATCGGCTACGCGGCGGCCACCGGGTGCGCGCACGGCTGCGGCCGGTTATACTGCGGATCCGGGCCAGCGAGGCATCGCCAGCCCGGATCCTAGACCGCCACCTGGAGGCGATCCATGAGAGATCGTAGCGTGAATGCCGCCGCTCAGGCCGCGTGGCGGGCCAGGAACGGCGGCCATCGTTTCGTCTCGGTCAAGCCGGGCACCTCGGGCGGGAAGATCCTGGCCTTCCTGGCGGAACGCGGCTTGTCGCAGGTGTCTGATATCGCGGCCGGCACCGGCATGACGTCCAATGCGGCCTCGGTCACGCTGAGCGGCCTGCTGCGCGAGGATCATGTGCGGCGGCCTGCTCAGGGCGTGTACTGCCTGCCGGATCAGGAAGCGCGCGAGCTGGAGCGGATCTACCATCCCGGCCCGGAAGGACGGCAGGCGATGAACGGCCGGGACTGGGCGGCGGGCACCACCTGGACCACGAGACAGATGTTACTCGTGTGACTGGAGTTATGTAGGGTTACCTGAACGTTGTTTATCGGCGTTAGAGTGACAGGGGAGTCAGGAGTTAACTTCGTTAGTTCGTCGCTCCCGGCCCTGGACGTTCCCGCGCGCCGCCCGTTACCATGGGCCAACGGAAGGCGGTTTCCGGGAATGCCTGCGCACGCTCACTTCAACCCGGCCGAGTTGCGGGATCCGCACGGCAAATGGTCCCGCTCGGGCTCTGGCGGCAGGGTGGCCAGCGTGCTGCACCGGATGGCGGGCGAGGTATCCCCCGGCGACCGCAGCCGCGACCGGGCCGCCCGGACGATGGCCGGCCGGGTGCCGTGGCATACCGGCCCCGATGGCGATACGGTGCACTACCACGATTCGCTCGGCATCGACCGGGCCGGCATGCCCCAGCTGTCCGGGAACATCAGCGGCACCTATCACGCCTCGGCGCAGATCAGGCCGCAGTTCATGGCCGAGATGGAGAAGCGCGGCGTGCCGGTCACTCAGGAGAAAGTCCGCGCGTCGGAGCTGCGCCCGTCCCAGACGACGGGCAGCCTGGCCTCGATCAGCGGGATCGCCGCCAATATCCGGGACGGCCAGGAGACGAAGCCCATCATCGTCTCCGCCGATGACCGGGTGATCGACGGCCATCACACCTGGGCCGCGCACGCGATCACGGAGGCGAAGGCAGCATCAGGCCGCGCGCGCGATCCCGGGATGGACGTGGTGCGGGTCGGCCTGCCCGCTGATGAGCTGATCGCGGCCATGCGCGAATTCTCCGCCCGCAAGGGCATCGCGCTGCGCCGTACCGGCGAGATCGCCAACCCCGCCTATGCCGCTCATGCCAGAGCCGCGCACGCGCGAGCCGGGTGATCCGCCATGCCCGCCCATGCCCCGCACTTCAATCCCGCCGAGCTTCGCGACCCGCACGGCAAGTGGTCCAGGTCCGGCCGGGCCGCGTCCGCGCTGCACCGGATGGGCCGCGAAGCGGCTGCGGCCAGGTCAGGAGCAGCCGGGCACGCGGCGAAGGACAGCATGGCCGCGCACACGCTCCCGGACGGCAGCTTCACCCCGGAGCGCAAGGCGCTGCATGACACGATCATCAACGGCATCCTGGCCGGCCACAAGCCCCAGCGCTCCCCCGCCGCCACGTTCTACGGCGGCGGCCCGGCCTCGGGCAAGACCGACCTGAAGCCGGCGGCCGGGGACAGCGCGGTCATCGACCCCGACGCGGTGAAGGCACAGCTGCCGGAGTACCAGGCGATGACGAAGGCGAAGGACCCGGCCGCCGCCGCCTACGTGCACGAGGAATCTTCCCACGTGGCCAAGGAAGCCATGAAGGAAGCGCGGCGGCGGAAGATCAACTACGTGCTGGACGGCACCGGGGACTCCAGTTACGCCAAGATGGCCGGGAAAGTCAACGCGGCCAGGGACGCCGGGTATACTGTCCATGGGCGGTATGTAACCGTCGATACCGACGAAGCCGTGAAGCGCGCGAGGGCGCGGGCGCAGAAAACGGGCCGGATGGTCCCGGAGCCGGTGATCCGCGAGACGCACGCCTCGGTGTCCTCGGTGTTCGATCAGGCGGCGAAGTCCGGCCTGTTCGATTCGGTCCAGCTGTTCGACAACAGCACCCCGATGGGCAGCCCGGCGAAGCTGATCGCGACCGGCCAGGGCAGCAAGCTGACCCAGCTGGACCCGGCCGCGTACCGCAGGTTCCTGGCCAAGGCGAACGAGAGGAAGGGCAGGCGATCATGACCGTGCCAGGCTCAGCGAGCAGCAAGGCGGAGCTGTCGGTCATCATGGCCCGCGCCATCGCGTCCGGGGATGACTGGCCGCCTGCGGGCGTGCCGGACACCCCGGATAACCGTGCGCTCTGGGATGAGATCACCGCGAACGTCCAGGAGCTGCGCGCTCAGGGGATCCAGCCCGACGTGCCGTCCGACTGGGCGGCGTTCACGGAAGACTAGATTAGGGGACGATCATGCAGAAGTCGTACGCGCTGGCCGCGACGGGCGCGGCCTCCGGCCCGGCCGACGCGGGAGCCGGGAAGACATACCGGCAGTTCGCGATGAAGGTGAACAGCCCGGCCGCCGATGCGGTGGTGGCCCTGGAGACCAGCCCGGACGGCACCACCTGGACCGAGCAGGCCCGGGTGACCGGGCCAGCCTGGTGCTACGCGGCCAGCAGCCATGTCCGGCGCATGGCCCGGCCTAACGTGATCGGGCTGGGCGCGGGGGCCAGGCCGCTCGGCGTGGTCCTGACGAACTACTAGCCCGTGGCCACGACGTGGAAGACAATCGGCTGGCTGCCCGGATATGAATTCGCCAGCAGCGGAGATATTTTCGCGCCTAGCCTCGGGAGGAATCTCAAGCAGAATAATCAGGACAAGTACTGGACGGTGGCGTTGCGCCTTCCTGACGGAAGGCAAATCCGGCGCGAGGTGAGCCGCCTTATCTGCGAGGCGTTCCACGGCGCTCCCCCGGGACCGTGGCCAGAATGGCACGCGGCTCACCTTGATCATGACAAGTCCAATAACTGCGAGTGGAATCTTGCGTGGCAGACAGCGCAGGAGAATACCGATGCCTCGGTGGCGGCCGGGCTGATCCGGAATCAGTTTACTTCCGGCAGCATGACCGGATGGCCGGATGATGTCCGGGGCAGGATCTCCAGATCGCTGACTGGCAGGAGGCTACCGGAGAAGACCAGAGCGAAACTGCGCGCGGCCAGGGTCGGCGCGGCTCGTGGTCCTGACGGAAGATTTGCCGGGAGGTGATGACATTGGGACTTATTGCACCGAGAGACCGGCTCGTGACAATACCTGACGGGATTCCCGAGCTGACGCTCGGGTGGGAAGCCGTACATTGGGGCAGTAAGTACCTTTTAGCCTCCGGCAGCCCGATGGCCGCAACGCGGGCCAGCGGTGGGACTACATCGAGTCCCAGGTGCGCTTCCTGCTCTGGTGGTACGCGCTGGAGCGCCGCCCTGATGGCAGCGCGGGGTGGGCGTTCTACCATGGCGTGCGGAGGTACCCGAAGGGAGCCGGGAAGTCCCCTTTCGCGGCGGTCCTGGCGCTAACTGAGCTTCTGGCTCCGGTGCGGTTCGCGCAGTGGGAGCCGGGCGCGCCGGGCGGGGTGATCGGCAAGCCGGTGTCCATGCCGCTGGTGCAGATCGGCGCGACCAGCCACGACCAGGCCAACATCAACACGATGCGGATGGTGCACGGGCTGCTGCCGAAGAAATCCCGGATCCTGAATGACTACGACGTGGAGGCGGGCAAGACGGTCTTCCACGTGCCGGGCGGCGGCGAGCTGATGGTCATCACCAGCTCCCCGACCACCGAAGAGGGCGCGCTGGTCACCTTTTGCATATTGGACCAGACGGAGGCCTTCTACGCTACTAATGGCGGGATCGCCCTGGCGGAGGTCATGGACCGCAACGTGGGCAAGTCCGGCAGCCGGATCGTGGAGACTTCCAACGCCTGGGAGCCGGGCCGCGAGTCCGTGGCGGAGACTACCTACGAAGCGTGGGTGGCCCAGGAAGAGGGACGGCTGCGGGGCAAGGGCAAGATCCTGTATGACTCCCGGGTGGCCCCGCCTGACACCGACTTCGAGGATGACACCTCGCTGCGCGCGGGCGTGCAGGCGGCCTACGGCGACGCCTACTGGGTCAACATCGATGACATCGTGGAAAACCGGATCCTGTCCCCGCGCACCGCGCTGGACGTATCCAAGCGCTTCTACCTGAACTGGCCGGAGAGCCCGGAGGACGCCTGGACTACCCAGCAGGACTGGGCTCGGCTGGCCGACCCGGACTTCTACATCGCGGACGGCGATGACATCGCCATCGGCTTTGACGGCTCCCGGGTCGATGACGCCACGGCGCTGTGCGGGTGCCACATCGCCAGCGGCTACACGTTCAGCCTCGGTGTCTGGGAGCCGCGCGGGACCGGCCGGCCCATCCCGCACGCGGAGGTGGACGCGGCGGTGCTCGCGGTCAAGCAGCGCTTCAACGTCTGCGCGTTCTTCGCGGACGTGAAGGAATGGGAAGAGTCCACCAAGATCAGCTGGCGGTCCATGTTCGAGGACCAGCTGGCCGTCTGGGCGGTGCCGGGCGGGCGCGACCCGCAGCCGATCGCGTGGGACATGCGATCTCATGTCGGGGAATTCACCCAGGCGGCGGAGATGGTGCTGTCCGAGATCACCGCGCGGGGCTTCGCCCACGACGGGGACGGCGCGCTCGGGCGGCACGTGGCCAACGCGCGCCGGCGGCCCAACCGCTGGGGCATCTCCATCGGCAAGGAAGCACCTAAGTCCGAGCGCAAGATCGACGCCTGCGTCGCGATGATCATCGCCCGGCACGCGCGGCGGCTGGTGCTGGCCAGCAGGGAATACCGGGAGCGGCAGGAAGCCGGCCAGCGGGCGGGCAAGAGCCGGATCTGGAGCTTCAGCTGATGAGCGAGGCGGGAGGCCGGGCATGAAGATCCCGGAGGGCGAGCTGCTGGAGCTGGCCGACCAGGCGCTGATGATGCGCCAGGGCGAGCAGGCCCGGCTCACCCGGATCTCCCGGTACGTGCGCGGGCGGCAGGACCCGCCGTACGCGCCGGAGGGCGTCAACGCGGAATACCGCTGGATCATGAAGAAATCGCTGCGTAACTTCCTGCCGCTGGTGATCTCCGTGGTCAGCCAGAATCTCCACGTGGACGGCTACCGGCCCTCGGGCAGCACAGTCAACCAGGTGCTCGGCCCGCAGCGGCCCCAGCCGGAATGGGACGCCTTCCGGGCCAACCGGATGATCAGCCGGCAGCATGGCGTGCACCGCTCGGTGATCAAGTACGGCAGCTCCTACGTCGTGGTGCTGCCCGGCCGGATGAGCACGGATGAAGAGCAGCAGGCCGACGTGCCGGTGATCCGGCCGGTCAGCCCGCGCCGGATGACCGCGTTCTACGCCGATGACGTCGATGACGAGTGGCCGCAGTTCGCGGTGGAGGTGCGGTCGGTGAACCTGCCCCGGGGGCAGGCCCAGGTGTTCGTGTCGGTCTACGACGAGGACACCCGCTACATCCTGTCCGGCCAGCCGGGCGCGAGCATCAGCGGCGCTCAGCTCGGGCTCCGGCTGGCGGATCCGGCCAACCCGCTGCTGAACGGGCAGGATCCGGTGGCCAGTCACGGCATGGGCGTCTGCCCGGTAGTCCGCTTCCTGTACGAGAATGACCTGGACGGCGAGACCGACTGCGCCGGCGAGGTCGAGCCCATCATGCCGATCCAGGACCAGATCAATAACACGACCTTCAACCTCATGATGGCCGAGCAGTACGCGGCTTTCCGGCAGCGCTGGGTCACCGGCATGTCCCCCGCTGATGAGGAAGGCCGCGAAGTCCAGCCTTTCCGGCCGAGCGTCGACCGGATCTTCGCGGCGGAGGCGACGGAAACCCGCTTCGGGGAATTCAGCGAGACGGCGCTGGCTCCCTATTCCGGATCCCGCGAAGACGGCATCCGGCACATGGCCACCATTACCCAGATCCCGCCTTATCACCTGCTCGGCCAGGTGGCTAATCTCTCGGCGGAAGCGCTCGCGGCGGCACGGGACGGCCTGGACCGCAAAGACGATGAGCTGAAATCCATTCTCAATGACCCGTGGCGTAACACATTCCGGCTCACCTGCCTGGCGCGCGGGGATAAGGACGGCTGGAATGACCTGTTCGGCTCGGTGATCTGGCGGGACACCTCGGCCCGCGCGTTCAGCGCCACCATCGACGGGCTGACGAAGGCGGCCCAGATGCTCGGCGTGCCCGAAGAGCAGCTATGGGGCAAGATCCCAGGTGTCACTCAGGATGACGTGGAAGCCTGGAGACTGGCCAAGCAGCGCGCGGACATGCAGGCGATCGTCCAGCAGGCAGTGTCGGTCCAGGCGGGTCAGGTTCAGGCAGGACAGCCGGGCCAGCCGGGCCAGCCGGGCGCTCAGGCGGCTCAGGGAGCCGCTGGCGGCCAGGCGTCACTTCCGTCCGCGCCCGGCCGCTCAGCGGCTCCAGGGCGTCCTGGGCGCGTTCTGGCCCCGCTTCCGCGCGGGCCGGGCGGGCGTCCTGCGGAGCCGGGGGCTTAGCCGTGCCGTCGATCGCGGAGATCGCCAAGATCCGGAGCCTGGAGGAATTCTGGCGGCTGATGGCCCGCGATCTGCGGGATCAGCTGACGGAACGGCTGAAGGAACAGCTGGCCGAGCGGGCGCGCGCGGCTGAGTCCGGCGCGGGCCAGGCCGCCTTCCAGGGCGTCCAGCAGCTCGCCTCCCCCGCTCAGGCGGCGGTGACCGCGCCGCAGGTATTTGATCTCCCCGGGCTGAAAGGCCACGCGGACATCGATACCACCGGGCTGGTCACCATCCACATTCCCGGCACCGATATCAGCGTGGACAATAACGGGCTCGTGTCCTATACCGTGCCCGGCACGAGTTTCCAGGTGACATCCAATGGCGAGATCCTGCTGAACTACTACCAGGTATCCCAGCAGGCGCTGGCCCAGCACGGCGTGGATATTATCTATCACCTCTGGGACCGCTACATCAATTACGATCATTTCATGGCGGGCTGGAATCTGGCCAGCAAGCTGATCGAGACGACGATCAGGGGCTTCTATGAGTCAGCGGAATCGACGGCGGCGCAGTTCTATTCTCATGCCCGCATCGCGGCCGGCCACTCCCCCGTGACCATTCCCGGGGTCACCCTGGATCAGCAGCAGCTGGAATCAACGGTGCACGCGATGGGACCGGGCCAGTTCTTCCATTACCTGGGCGACGGCCACGATGCGCAGGAATCCGGGGACATGGCCCGCAGCGGATTCGGCGGCGCGTCCTCGCGGCTGATCATGGCGGGCGGCCGGGACGTGGTGAGCAAGGCCGCCATCGATGACCCGCTGGCCGAAGGCTGGGAGCGGGTGCTGGAGCCGGGAGCGTGCGGCTTCTGCTCCATGCTGGCCGGGCGGGGCGGGGTCTACACCGAATCCACCGTGAGCTTCCAGGCCCATGATCATGATCATTGCGTGGCCCGGCCGGTGTTCCGGGGCCAGGAATCGGTCAACAAGGCGCTGGGCGAGGAATGGGCCACGGCCACGAAG